GCGCAGGATCGGGCGTGGGCCAAAGCCGCCCGCTGGTGAGAAAGCATTTCCGGCAGCCAGATCGCGGATGGCGAGGACTGAGGAGTCAATTCCTGATTACGACGAGTCAAGAGCACGCACCGAGCACCTAAAAGCGGAGTTGCTTGAGCTTGATCGCAAGCAAAAGGAAGGACTACTGATCAAAGCAGACGAGGTGGAGTTGCAATGGGTTGAGATTGTGACGCTGGCTAGGACAAAGATTATGGGCATACCAACCAAGGCAAAGCAAAGGATCCCTGATCTTGATACTGATGCGGTATCAATGCTGGAAGATATTGTTCGCGAAACACTGGAAGACTTGTCGGAGAGCGTGACTGATGACTGAGGACAACCTGTTAAGGGTAAAAAAAGCAGCGTTTATGGCGTTTCGACCGCCAGAAAAGCTGACTTTGAGCGAGTGGGCAGATCGTTATGCATTTTTAAGCGCAGAAAGCAGCGCAGAAGGCGGCAGATGGCATACTTTGCCGTATCAAAAAGGAATTATGGATGCAATAACGGATGCAAAGGTTGAACAGGTGACGGTGATGAAGAGCGCCCGCGTGGGGTACTCGAAGATTTTGAACCACACCATTGCATTCCATATTCATCAGGATCCGTGTCCGATCATGCTGGTACAGCCGACGATCGAGGACGCTCAGGGTTATTCGAAGGAAGAGATCGCGCCAATGTTGCGTGATACACCTTGCTTGAAGGGTTTGGTGAGCGAGTCGAAAGCGAAGGATGGCGCGAACACAATTTTGCAGAAGCAGTTTCCGGGTGGAACGCTGAGCATGGTGGGCGCCAATAGCCCGCGCGGGTTTAGGCGTGTGAGTCGGAGGGTGGTTTTATTTGACGAGATCGATGGCTATCCGGCGTCGGCGGGTGCAGAAGGTGATCAGATCAAACTTGGTATCCGACGGACTGAGTACTACTGGAATCGCACAATTGTGGCTGGTAGCACGCCGACAGTGAAGGACTTCAGCCGCGTGGAGCGCATGTTCCTGCAAACGGATCAGCGTCGCTATTTCGTCCCGTGTCCTGATTGTGGTCATATGCAGTACCTGAAATGGCCAAACATTCGCTGGACTGATGGCGACCCGAGCACAGCGGGGTATTGCTGCGAGTCATGTGGCGTAATAATTCCACATTCTAAAAAGCGTTGGATGGTGGAGCGCGGTGAGTGGCGCGCTACTGCGCCGGGAAACGGGAAGCATGTGGGGTTTCATATCTGGGCGGCGTATAGCTACAGCCCGAATGCAACGTGGCCGAACCTGGTGGAAGAATTCTTAGACGCAAAGAACGACGCAGAACAGCTAAAAACGTTCGTCAATACGGTGCTTGGCGAGACGTGGGAAGACGAGTATGCGTCGAAGGTTGGCGCTGATTCTCTGCTCGAGCGCGCAGCAGAGGAGCAGTACCAGCAATATGTGCCACCTGCCGAGGTACTGGCTTTGACGATTGGGTGTGACGTGCAGGATGACCGCCTGTCGCTCAGCGTGTGGGGATGGGGCCGCGAGGAAGAAGGCTGGCTGATCGATCGCGTGAAGCTATATGGGAGCCCATCTCGGCCAGAGGTGTGGAAGCAATTGGACGAGATTTTGCAGAAGCCTTACCTAAACGAGGCCGACGAAGAGATGAAGGTGCTGTGTTGCGCGATCGACTCTGGCGGTCACCACACGCAAGAGGTGTATCAGTACAGCAGGGAGCGCGCGGCAATGGGTGTGATTGCGATTAAGGGTATGTCGCAGAAGGGCAAGCCACCTCTGGGGAAGGCCACCAAGGTTGATGTGGACTACAAGGGCAAGGCGTTAAAGAAAGGGGCACAGTTGTTTCCGGTCGGCGTCGACACGGTTAAATCGTTGTTGTTTGGCCGATTGAAGCACAACGAGCCCGGGGCGGGATATTTGCATTTCTTCCCAACGATTGGAACGGATTATTTCGAGGAATTGACAGCCGAGAAGCAGATCCTGCGGTTTAGGAATGGCTATCCCGAGCGCGTGTGGGTGAAGAAGAGTCAGGCTGCAAACGAAGCGTTGGATGAAATGAATTATGCGTATGCGGCATTGCATCGTTTGTACCAGAAGATGGACAGGAGGACGATATGGGATCAACTTGAAAGGCGCGGCGAGGAGAAGCCGAAGCGTGTGCGTGCGGCAGCGGCACCGAAGCGGAGTTTTGTGAAGCAGTGGTGAGTTACGGCGCTAAAGTACCAAGAAGCCTGAAGTTAGAGGTCGAATGGCGATTCCCCCGTCCATAACAGCCGGCGTGGACGTGGTGTGGGCTGACGCTGCGACCACGGATATTTTCGGCAGCGCGGTAACGAGTGCAACGCATAATCTTACGTATTATTTCAGATTAAATACTGCAGGCGAGGGCGTGACCGCGACCGGCACTGCGTATTCAGATGGTTGGCAGATCACGATCCCGGCTGCAACCAGCGCCGGAATGGACGCAAGCACTGGGTGGTATTTCCAGGCGGTGCTGACTGCGATCAGCGGTGGTGCGGTTAGCGAATACAGCCGAGGTCAGATTGAGGTTCAGGCGTCACTGGCCTATGCGGGATCGCCTGCAGCATTTGACGGTCGGACGCAGGCGCAGAAAGATTTAGAGGCGGTTCAGGCTGCAATTCGCTCTCTGATGACAGGGGGTGCGACCCAGGAATATCGAATTGGTAATCGATCGCTGAAGCGGTATGACCTGGCTGATTTGCTAGCGCTTGAGTCGCAGTTGAAGGCAACTGTGGTGCGCGAGAATAAAGCGAAAATTATCGCCTCTGGTTTAGGCGATCCAAACAATCTGTTTATCCGCTTCGGTAACGGCTGATGGGCATCCGCACCAACATTCTGCGTCGTATTGGTCTCCAGCCGATTCCCAAGGCATTGCCACCTGTGAGGCGGCGTAACTATGCGGGCGCAATGATCAGTCGCCTGACTGCGGACTGGATGTCGTCGCAAGCGAGTGCGGACGCCGAGATTCGCACCAGCTTGAAAAAGCTGCGTGATCGCAGCCGCGAGATGGTGCGGAATAATCCGTACGCAAAGCAGGCAAAGCGGACAACGCAAATCAACGTTGTTGGCAGTGGCATCAAGATGCAGTCGCAGGTTGCGTTGCTGCGTGGCAATCGTCGCGATGAGCGTACAAATAGCCTGATTGAGCAGAAGTGGGCATCTTGGTGCCGCGCTGAGCATTGTGATGTAGCTGGGCGCCAAAGCTTCCACATGATGGAGTGGTTGGCAATTGGCGCACTGCCGGAATCAGGAGAGGCGCTGTTCAGGATTGTTCGTCGTCCGTTCGGTGGCAGTCGAGTGCCATTGGCGCTCCAGATGCTTGAGGCTGATTACCTGGATGAGGAGTATCAAGGCCCAACCCTCGCCCAGGGGAACGAATGGCGTATGGGCGTGGAGGTCAATGAATGGGGCCGCCCTGTGCGGTACGCCTTCCTCACGCGCCATCCAGGTGACTACTGGTTCCAGAATGCCCCGCAGCGAAATGAAAAGCATGTCTTCCTGCCGGCGGAAGATGTCATTCATTTGTTTATCCCGGAGAGGCCACAACAGCATCGTGGCGTGCCGTGGTTCCACTCTGTGATGGCTGACGCGCATCAGCTTCAAGGGTATGAAGAAGCTGCTGTGATTCGGGCGCGCGCTGGTGCGTCAATTATGGGTTTTATTACCAATCAAGAGGGCGAGCTAAATGCTGACGACGTTGAGAACGAGCGTCGGATCAGTGAGTTTGAGCCAGGGATGTTCAAGTATTTGATGCCGGGCGAGAACGTGACGGTGCCAAGCATCGATTCGCCGGATCAGCAATTTGAGATGTTTGTTAAAAATAAAGTACGTCGATTTGCGAGCGGCTTTGGTTGTTCGTATGAAACGCTCAGTCGTGATTTTAGTGATACAAATTATTCAAGCAGCAGGCTGTCATTGCTTGAAGATCGCGAGCATTGGAAGGTTGTGCAGGCTTATCTGATTGAGCATTTCCACTTGCGCGTATTCCGTGAGTGGCTGGGGCTGGCCGTGCTTGCTGGCGAGCTGCCGTTTGATGATTTTGAAGCGCGGCCTGAGCGTTATGACACGCCGCGCTGGATGGCGCGTGGTTGGGATTGGGTGGATCCGCTGAAGGAAGTGAAGGCTTATCGCGAGATGGAGCAGGCGGGCTACATGACCAAGGCGCAAATTGTTGCGAAACTTGGCGGTGACTTTGACGATAATTTGGCCGAGATTGCTCGCGAGCAGGCTGCTGCTGAACGTTTGGGCGTTGAGTTGGATCGGGACATCATTGAGCAGCCAATGTTGCCGGCTGATCAACCGTTACCGCAGGAGGAAGGCTGATGGGCGCAATGCCGACTGATGGGATGCGCGAAGAAGCGCGCAGATATCGAGAGTGGAAAGCTGAAGGACGCAAGGGTGGAACTGAGGTTGCAGCCAGGCGTGCTGGGCAGATTTTGAGCGGTGATGAGCTGAGCGATGAGACTATTCGCACGATGAGTGCATGGTTTGCTCGTCATGAGGTTGACAAGCGAGCTGATGGTTTCAGTCCTGGCGAAGAAGGGTATCC